GTATTCAGCCCAAGCGGGGTCTCTGACCTTTTTGTATTCAGCCCAAGCGGGGGCTGTGAAGAAATTTTCTGCAAACCAAAGCAAGTCAAGATTTATTTTTCTTGCCTTTTTCAGGTTGGAAAGATTGATCTGACATCCATCAGGGAAAGCCTTGATGAATATCTTGATATGTTCAGAACATGCGCCTTTTTCTTTCAATAATTGCTTTGTAATTTTCATGGGTTTACTCCTATTTCTTGGTGATAATCTGTACCGCAATTTCGAGGGCGGCTTTTGCCTGGGCTTGTTGCTCTGCCTTGAGGCGGGCGAGGTCGGCGGCGAGTTGTTGCAGGGTGGTCATTTGCATAACATCTTTCTGGTTTCTAAAAGTGCTTCATCAACAAGTTTAGAACCTTCGACAGCATATACTCGCCTTATGCCATAATACTCGCCCATGACAATCATTCCTTGCAATCGGAAAAGCATTGCTGTGAGTTCCGCAATCCGCGCATCCCGCGCGGCGATCTCGCCCGCCTGTTCAGCGCGGACGTTTTCGAGGTCGGCGAGCATGGAGCGGAGTTCGGTGATGGTTTGTGCATCTTCGCGCATTTTATTGTTTTTGTCGCCAATAATATGGTACAGTTCAATTTCTTTTGCGTTCATTTCGTTTTCCTTTTCTGCTCCCGCAAGGGGGAGCGTTGGGCGGGGGTCATGATTGCGATTCTTTCTGAACCGCATCCCATGTTGCCGCCCATTGACTGCCCAATAAAATAATGATTGCATGATAGGCGGGTTCGGGGATTTCATCGCGGACGGCTCGCATCGTAGTGTATGCCATTTTCACGATGCCTTTCAGTCGTACAATCTCCGCATCCCGCGCGGCGATAGTGATTTTATCCGCTTCATGCCACGCAGATAACCGCTTTATCTTTTCTTCATCAGTGTAATGAAGTTTTTCGTTCATGTCATTCCTTTCAGGGGTAAGGGTGTAGAGTTCGGCTCCCGCACTCGGATGCTCAGAAGCCATCAGAAAGTCATCCTCGGGATCGTGGGTGCTTTTGATCCATTTGATGTAGACGGTGGAGGGAAGGGAGTTAGTCATGTGGAAAAATATATCCTTTCTCGTGATCTGTTTTTGCAAATGATTTCCAAGCATCTTTCCATGTCTCGAAGTCTGGATTACGCAAACAGAAAAAGCAAAATTCACGTTGCACAACGTCGATGATTTCATAGCGCGTGCAATCTATCAGGTACGATAAAGTACCTGATGAGAGCGCAAGAGCCTGACGAAAAATACGAAGTTCGCTCATTGAAAATAGATGGTGACGCAATTCCCGCCAGCTACCGCACCGGTACAGCGTAAGCCTGCGGACTTGATTGTCTTGCGGGCGTGGTGATAGTTGTCAATCGAAGTGACGACAAAATCATTGCCCTGTGCAATCCAGTTCATGAGCCATGTGTCCCACTTCGGGGCAGCGTGTGATTTCTTGGAGCTATTGCAGCGGGCGAAAATTTCAATCTTCTTGAGTTCTGAGTATTTCATGTCAATCTCCTTGTTTGTTTGATGCCCCCAGTTTACAACCTTTTCGCCCCTGAATCGTTAGGGTTTCGGTCTGAATAGTTGGGGTTTTGCGACGCGCTGAGACCGATTATACGAACCGCCCGAACCAGCGGCGGGCGCGGAAATGGGTGTAAACAATAGTATAATGTTCGCATGGCAGATAACAGCCGAAAAACAGCGAGGCGCGGCAAAGGCAAGCCGTTTGTAAAAGGTGATCCGCGTATCAACCGTAAGGGTGCGCCTGTACGTGGACAATCTTATGCGGAAGCCGTAAAACGCTTGTCAGATATGACCAACGAAGAATTAGCTGATTTCTTCGGACGCAACACTCCATTAGGCAGACAGTTCTTATTACAACCAAAAGATGTTGTTAGTCGGGATGTGATTATAGGGCGGGGGATAGTGACACTTGAAAACGATTTTGACGCGCGGGGCTTTGGACAATTGACCGATAGAAGCGAAGGAAAACCAGCGCAACCGATCACCGGCGCGGGCGGCAAGGATTTGAATATCATCATCCGAAAGGCGAGTGATGCAACAGACACAGGAAATAATAATCAATGATATTTACGAGCCATATCTTGAGAATTTTTCCCGTACCCAGATTTTTTTCGGTGGTTCGTCCAGCGGCAAAAGCTGGTTCCTGTCACAGCGTTGCGTTACCGATATTTTGGCGGGTGGTCGAAATTATCTTGTTTGCCGACAAACCGCCCGTACAATTCGCGGGTCAGTCTATCAACAGATTGAACGTGTCATTCGTGAGGCTGGCTTGTTAGATTATTTTACACTCAACAAATCGGATGCGGTCATTACCTGTATGAACGGGTATCAGATATTATTCGGCGGTTTGGATGATGTCGAAAAACTTAAGAGCCTGGTTCCGGCGAATGGCGTCATCACGGATATTTGGATCGAAGAAGCTACGGAAACCGAACGCAATGATGTGATGGATTTGTACAAACGTCAACGCGGCGGTGAGGAAGATACCAAGAAGCGTATGATGTTATCTTTCAATCCCATCCTGCAAAGTCACTGGATTTATCAGGAATTCTTTACTAGTTTAGCCTGGTCAGATGAGCAGAAAGAATTTACCAGTCCTGAATTATCCATTCTGAAAACCACCTACAAGGATAATCTCTATCTAACCAAACAGGATATTTATGATTTGGAGCATGAGAAGGATAAATACCGTTATGATGTGTATACGTTGGGGAAGTGGGGTATTCTGGGTCATGTCATCTTTACGAATTGGCGCGTGGAGGATTTGTCGGAACTGATACCGACATTCGATAATTTGCGGGATGGATTGGATTTTGGTTTCAGTGTTGATCCATCGGCGTTATGGTGTTCTCACTATGACGCAAAGCAGAAGCGGATTTATTTGTATGCTGAATTGTATCAACGCGGATTGACGAATGATTTACTGGCAAAGGAAATAGAACCGCTGGTCGGCGGGCGTCCGGTTGCGTGTGATAGTGCGGAGCCGAAAAGCATAGCTGAACTACAGAACTATGGTATCTATGCCTATGCCGCCGAAAAAGGCAAGGACAGTGTATTATATGGTTATCAGTGGTTACAACAGCAGGAAATTATTATTGATAAGAATTGTGTCAATGCCAAGATGGAAATCAGTACCGCGCATTGGCTTGAGGATGCGGGCGGCAACGCGATCCTGAAACCCAGTGGCAAGAACGACCATTTGATAGCAGCGGGTCGTTATGCTCACGAACAGGATATGCACGATGATAACTGGCTCACAAGCTGAGGTAAATTATGAATAGCAATGAATATTTTGAATTCAAGGAATGGCTTGATAAAAAATCAGATGAAGCATGGGAAAAGCTATTTGATGAAGATGGTTTTATGATTGCCCCAAAGAATTGGAATCGTAAAGCAACAATTCACAACGAATTGAATTATATAAAAGAGGGCGTCAGGGCAATGGGTAGGTTGATTTATTTTATATTATTTGGGTATAAATAAGAGGCGCAACATGAAATCTATCATGATTATTTGGAATAAAGACGAAGATAAAATCGTTCTTATAACTGATGGCTATATTAATATTGACAATTTGCCTACAAATAATGAAGTCAGATTTAGGACAATTGAGAAACCATTCTGGATAGCTTTAGCATTTTATTTATTGGGCTTTAGAAAGATAGAATCTGCCGAGGTAAAATATGGCAAATAATAAATCTCCCTTCATCACTATGAACGAACGCACGAAGGCGTTTGATAATCCGCCTGTGTTTGATGACATCTACAAGCAGACCAAATCCTTTGACTTCTCACCCTGGGGCGGGATCGAAGGCTTTCTGGAAGCCTCAAAAAGTGGACAGACCGGCTACAATCAAAAAGGCTCACCCTATCGCATCGTTGTACCGGATGTGTTTCGTGCGGTGGATATGACCTCCGTAGCCATATCATCCTTGCCCTTTGATATTATGCGCGGGGATGAAGTGATTGATTCATCAAGTGACTGGCAAAATACATTAGGTGGCATTCCAAACCCACAACGCCTGATTTATAATATCGCCTCTTCGTTGTGCGGGGGGAGTGCTTATCTCATTCCTGAATATCTTCCAAAAATGATTAGCGATTTGAAATACATTCCGCCTGGTACAATTACATTCGACTGGGACACAGCTGGCATTCGTAAATATTATTACAACAGTCAATTCGGGGCAAGCCTGACATTCGAGCCTGACGATTTGGTGACGTTCTTTTTCCCTGACTCAGATGTTGAGCAGGGACCCGCCAAGGCGCACCCGCTGGGCGTAGCGATGGCAGCGGCGCAACGCGAATTCGCCATGAATAACACCATCAATATCAATGCTGAGCGTGGGTTTATTGCACCGACTTTGCTCATGGTGCAGGGCATGGTAAACAAGACGGATAGGGAACAAACCGAGGCTTGGTGGAACTCCTGGCTTAAACGGGCATTTTCACAGGTTGCCAAAATTATCAATGCCGAAAAGATGAGCATTCAAAAAGTCGGAGCGGGCATGGACGAACTCAAGACCGTGTTTGTAGAATTGAAACGGGACGCCAAAGAGGAAGTCGGTCAGGCGTTCGGTATTCCAGCGGCGTTATTCATGAGTGACAAGGCGTATGCTTCCGAGTATGACGCATTGATTCGCATGTGGTATTCCACGTCTACATTTGTAACCATCTATCAAACCGTACAGGAAACATTCACTGAACAGGTGTTTGACAAGTTCGATGAAGCCTATATGGTGTTCAAGCCTGAAACGATTGACGCCTTTCAGGAGGATGAAACCAAGAAGGCGGCGGCGTTCCGCGAGTATGCGTCGGCGCGGATTCGTCCGTCAATCGTTGCGCAAATGTTGGGCATTGAGATGCCACAGGGCATTGATTACAAAATGCTAGACGAGGACTTCGACAAACCCGAACCCGTGCCGCCCGTCAATCCCATCACCAACCCCGAGCAACCAGCGCCCGCAACCACCACTCAAACGCCCGCGCCCAAGATGCCGGAAATGCAGATGCAAAATAAAGCTTTTACTCTCACCGTTCCCATGTTGAAAGATCTGGAATCATGGAGTGAACGCGCGATAGCCTGGCATAAGAAGGGTAAAAGCGCGGTGGATTGGGAGTGTAAGGCGTTGCCTGAAGAACTGGCGGAAACCATCCGCGCGCGCTTGCGCGTGGCAACGAATGAATACGAGATAGCCAAGGCGTTCGAATTTGGCGGGCATAATAGCGACCACGCGATATTGACTTTGGCAGATGCAATCAATCAGGCAGTAAAAAATGGAAAATAAACCACATATCCATGTATGGATAACTCGCTATATTATTATTCATGAAACAGATGTTGCCAGTGGAATGATTTGCGAATGCGGAGAAATATTGCGACAAGATGAGGTAGAAGATTATGTAAATAAATATTCATCTTTGATGGCAGAAGTAGAAAATTTATTTTTATATGGAAATGGCGACGATACTCCTATAGGGATAATAGAAAGCGACAAAAAATGAAATGGGTGCAAAAAGAAGATCAAACAATATTGATGGAATTAGATAGAGACGAATTTTCCAAGATGGTAAATGAGTATTTGTCAATCCTTCCGTCTGATGAACTTCGCAAAGATTTCATGGACAAAATCAATGTATGTCCTTACTGCGGTTCTTTGGATTTGCCATGTTTTTGCACCCGAGACGATTGAATGCTTGACGATTTTATCTCGCGTGTTGTAGTTTCGGTTCCCTCCATCATTCCCCATTTGGCGAATGGCTTCTATAAAACGTATGATTTCTTTGTTGCTACACTTCGCCACATGGTGACCAGCGTCTACAACGGACAAATGGGCGGTCAGTTCGTGGATACACTGGCTTCACTCATTCGCGGGCAACTCAAGAACGCGTTTTTACAGGCTTGGGAGGATAGTGGCGAGACTGCATTTGTGTTGCCTGACTATCTGCAATCGGCATTAGACCAATTGACCGTAGACCAGACGAACTTCGATTATATTTACAATTACTATAAGGATATTGTCAATGCGCGAGTAGACCAAACGCCCATCGACCCGTTATTGGTTCGTGCGGAAGCATGGGCAAATCAGTATAACGCGGCTTATAATCAAGCCAAGTTGTTGATTGATACCGAGAATGGCGGTAATCTGATTTGGAGAAAAGGTGAAACTGAACATGGATGCGCGACCTGTGCGGCATTGGACGGCATGGTGATGTCGGCGAAAGAATGGGACAGCTTGAATTTACACCCGCAGGGTTATCCTAATCCCCTGCTGGAATGTCAGGGCGGCGGACCGGCGAATAACTGTGATTGCACATTATTACCCACAGACAAGCGCCGCAGCCCGAAAGGGTATAGTACAGTTTTGAATATCATCGGAAAGTAGGAGAGAATGGCAAAAGTTTTATTATTTGGTGGCGTTTATTTGAAGCCAACAGAATTTGAAACAACCAACGACAATGTTGAACACATATTTGTTCCCTATAGTTTAGGTGACGATATAATAGGCATTGAATACAAAAGACGTACAGGCACAAATCTTTATTATTCAGATTATCAATTGAGTAAAGAAGAACAAAAAGCATTTCAAATGCAGGAATGGATTGAGATAGAAAGCGCAAAAAATCATGCGTAACTGTCCCGTCTGTGAAGGCAATAACCGCTCATTACTTTGGCGTGCCGAGTTTCTGGTCATTGATGGTTGGAGTCGTCCGCCCTATCTGGATTGGATGCGTTGTGAATGCGGGATGATTTATGGCGATCATCCTGACATTACGCAGGCAGACTATGATAAATATTATATTGAACGATATGGCTTTGGCGTGACCGACGCGCAGGCATTGGCACGCTTACAACAGCGGGCGAAAGATATTTTCGATATGGGGATAAGCATAAGAAGTACGATTGTTGACTTTGGCGGAGGGGATGGCGGCTTATCAAAATTTCTATATCAATTTGGTTATGATAACGTCCACTTGGTTGGTTGCGGCGATAAGGTGCCTGAACAATGCGATTTGGTGATTGCCGAACAAGTCATGGAACATATCTATGATATGCCTGCCGCAATGCGGGCGATTAGTTCATCCATAAAACAGGGTGGTTATTTTATCGTTGATATTCCCAATTCATCTAGAATCGCGTGGGAACTTCCAACTAATATGCCGATGTTGGATTTTACACAGGTACACATCAACCATTTTAGAGTATTGGATATGCTGAAATTGTGCAATCACTACGGGTTTGAATTAATAACCGTGCGAGATTATTTTGAGCGCAATTGCACCTGTTCCAATTTCGTGTTTGTTAAGAGATGGAACATGGTATCAAAATGTTCAAGAGACTATGTTATCCATAATATTTCCGAGAAAGTGAAGAAATTAAAAGAGATTGGAAATCAAAAGGTAATTGTCTGGGGCTTGGGTGACATTGCACTTCATTGTATGGCTTTACAACCATTGAACGTAGATCATTATGTGGACATTGACCCTGCGATGCGCGGACAGACCTTACAGGGTATTCCCATATTCGATAGCCCGCATGGTGACTATCCGATTGTTGTCAATGTGCAATCTCAGAAAGCGGGATTACTGGATTACATCAAGGGAAAAGGGTATACTAATAAAATCATTGTGATATGAACTGGAAAGGATGATATATGTCAAAAGATATTTTTTGGGGTAAAGAGGTCAGAATAAAAAGTTTGAACAAGATAGGAACGGCACAAGGCAGAGAAATTAAAGAAGATGGAACAATATTATATTCAGTTAATTGCACGCCCAATGAATATCTTATTGACCTGCACAATGTACCCGATGGAGTGTCCATTTTGAATTTGGCGCTAGTGGCTGAAAAGCATCTCGAGGTATATCATCGGATCAAGTCAGAAGATTTGGAATTGGTGTAACTATGATATGAACTGGAAGCGCAAATATTATCCACAATTCTATGCCTGGCGACGAGCGCATCCTGAAAAGGTCAAGGAATACAATCGCCGTTATTATTTGAGGCATAAAGCTAGGAAGGTTAAAAAATGAATGACTTTGTAACCATTAATCCTTCAGGCGAAGTGAAATTTAGTCTATTATTCAACAAAACCATGAAAACCTTCCCTATACAAAAACATCAACGCTATATCATAGGTTTTGATTTAGAAAGAAGTGAGATAATAGTTTGTAAAGACTTTTCTCCAACAGGCAAACCAATTGATATGGAGATAGTGAAGTCAGAAAACAATTAATTTTGTGGTAAAATCCAGACAATCGAATTGAACGGCGCAGACCGTCTCCGCTAGACATTGCATATCGGAGCCCTCGCAAACCTGAAAAGGTGTTGCGGGGGCTTTTTGCGTTTGTGAGGTGAAACATGGCTAAGAAAAAGGAAGAAACTGAGGAAGTCACAGAACAGGAACAAGTAAAGGCTTCTATTGATCCTGCAACCATCAAGGCAAATCAAATTTTGGAACACATGACCAGCGACATGATGTTTGAGGGCGTGCAATTAGATTTGAACAACCAATATCATCGTGTGGTTGCGGCGTGGCTGATTGGGCGCGGCGGTTGGCTGAGGAAGTAATGCCTAATCCCAAAGACTTTGACAACCAAGCCGACTTCATGAAGGTTTGCGTCCCGAAAGTAATGAGCGAGGGCAAGGATAATGACGCGGCGGTTGGACAATGCGTGGGTATGTGGAATGATAGGAATAAAAAATCTATGGATATGACCCGTGAAGCCATGCAAGCCAAAATGCAAGCGATGTGTGAAGCCAATCCGAAATGCGCCGCGATGATGGCGGGCAAGGATTACGCTTCGATGAGTGACGCAGAAATGCAGAGCATGTACGACAAAATGAATGCGACGGGAAAATCATTTAACTTTAATCATCTTAAGGCAGTTGCCGAATCACCATATGAGTTGGTTGTGGAAAACAAGATGATTGTTTTTGGCGGGCGTGATGCGGCTGGCTTTATTCCGATTGTCAAGGCGAACGGCACGATTGGTTACCTTGCCGACCCGAATCCTGATGGCTCATTGGGTGATAGGTTCGTAAAAGAAACCGATTTGGAAAGCGAATACACCAAGACGGGGAAACTCCTGGTTGACTTCGAGCACGGGCGCGACCCCGACAAGATAGGGAACACCAAAGATGAAATCCTTGGATATGTGAATTGGAAATCCGCCACAGTCACCGACGAAGGCGTGATTGTAAAGCGTGTTCTCAATCGTCGGCATAAATATATGAAATGGCTGGAGCCTCTAATTCGCGCGGGCTTGGTCGGTAATTCATCGGAAGCAGTACCCGATAAAGTAAAAAAGGCAGATGACGGAACTATCATAAGATGGGGATTAAGACGCGACACGTTGACCTTTACACCGATGGAAACCCGAATGCTGGACGCTAACGCCCTCGCCGCAGCCAAGGCGATGATACAGGAATTTCCCGAATACAAAAACTTATTAATCCCGTCTGAGGGTGCGGCGTTGTCCGACGCAGACGATCAAACAATTATCAAACATAAACAAGAGGTACACACTATGGACGAACTAGAAACCAAAGCCGCTGAACTTGCGGCAAAGGCGGTTGAAGCTGTGCTTGCCAAGCGGGATGCAGAAGAAAAAGCGAAGGCAGAGAAAGCCGCTGAAATCAAAGCGATTGAGGAAGCCGCTTACAAGCGCGGTGTGGAGGAAGCGAACAAGGCGCATAAAGTCCCGAACTTCAACCGCATTCAAAAAGACCCTAACCCTGACAATGAAAACAACGGCGTCGCGCCGTTCAAACATTGGATGGCGACTGGACAGGAGAATGACGAACTCATCCGCCCTGACGATGTGATGATGAAAATTCCTGCTGCGAAAGCTGCATGGAACGTGACCACAGGCGGCAGCGGTGGATTCCTTGTCCCTGACCCGCTCTACAATCAAATCATTGCCAAGCGGCAACTTTCATCGTGGATACGTCAAGCACCTGTCCAGCATTTTCAGACCGATGCCGATCATCTGCTTGTTCCCCAAGAATCCACTTCCCACACATCCTTTGTGTTGACCGCTGAAGCTGGCTCTTATGATGAGAACGAAGGCACGGTTACACAAAAGGATTTGATCCTGTACAAATATACCAAGCTCACAAAGGTCAATGAAGAGTTCCTGATGTATCAAACGACCAATTGGGAGTCGTGGTTCACGGGCGCGATGGGTCGTGCGGTAGCGGCAACTGAAAACACCTTTTCCACATCCGGCAACGGAACTGGACAGCCTGAGGGCTTGGCAACCGGCGCAACCGCTTCCGGTTTGACTATCAAGACCAGCGCACAACTCAACCCCGAGGACTTGACCGCGCTCATCGGTAAATTGGGCGCTGGCTACAATGTCACCGCCGAATGCGGATTTGTCGGCGCAAATGCCTCCAAGTGGTATATCAAAAATGCCATCCTTGCCGGTCCGTTTGCCTATGCCTCCAATAACGGCAATCAGGGCGCACCTGACTTCTTTGGCTATCCCTGGTATATCTCCGATGATGTCCAAAGCTATACCGCAACCAGCGGCGTGGTCATGTATTTCGGAAACCTGAATTATTTGGGCGTAGTCGAAAAACCAGGCATGATGATCCAGCGCAATCCCTATCTGTATATGGCGACCGGACAGATCGGAATCTTCTGTAACATCTTCAGAGGTTCCGGCGTGTTGCAGAGCGAAGCCATTTACTCGGTCAATGGAAAGTAGGTGATGATATGCCTCGCAGACTTAACGATCAAATCATAGCCAAAGAAGCCGTCGCAGTTTCAGGCGGCGCGAATGCGGGTTTGCCGATTGTTGGCACGAAAGTAAACGCCACTGGATATTCGCGCGCGCGTTTCATCTTTCAATTGGGCAGCGGTGCGACCACTGCCTCCCTGTCTACGGGCTTGGGTGCATGGCAAGCCTCGACCAGTGGCGCCACATTTGCGCGCATTACGGGCGCAAGCGCGGCAGCGGTCACATCGGGCGTGTTATCTGGCGGAGCCAATAACATCGTCATCATCGATGTGCCCGTTTCTGGTGGGACGCCCTGGCTGGTGCTTTCTGGTTCGATCAACCAGACCGGCGCACCGCATAGCGCAGTCGTGGAACTCTACAGTGGTATCAACCGCACGCCTGACGCCACAGCGCAACAGGTCATTGTAGTGTAGATTATTTGGGCGGGCTTATCACCCGCCCAAATTGGAAAGAATATATGACCGGAATATCTCTTTGGGTTCCCTCTGTGGAGCGTCCGAGTTGGGTAACGAATGATTCCTGGTGGAGTCTCAAGACACCGGATAACAAACGCCTGCACAAAATCCCGCACATCGGCGCAAACAACCCGAAATATAGCTGGAATCAAGCCATCAAATATTTTTTGTCAGAGACGAAAAATGAATGGCTTTTGAGTGTTCATAGCGATGTAGTGGTAGACCCTGATACACTTTTGCGCTTGTTGTCATGGGATAAACCACTCATTAGCGCCCTGGTGTTCATGCGAACGGGGCCGGCTTTACCCCACATTTGGAAGAAATACGACGAGGACGAAACCGGACGCATGGTGATGCGTATCAATGATACCCGTGAATGGTTATATGCTCATCAGGAATATATACGACGCGATCCGTTTGTCATGGAACCATGCCCAGAGGACGCACTTGTACCAATTGATTTCACTTCCACAAGTTGTACCCTGATTCGTCGGGATGTGTTGGAAGCCATGCGCCCGTTGGTCAATGATGTATGGTTTGAATATGATGATGACCTGAATGGCGGCGGCGAAGACCGCAGATTCTTTACCAACGCCGCGCTGGCTGGCTATCCCGCCTTTGTAGACCGCTCCTGTGTGGTCGGTCATATCGCGGGTGATGTGATGGTGTCGGCTTATGATTTCGTCGCGTGGGATTCGATTAGTGCATGGACTGAGACAGGTGAACCGTCCAGCGATACGCCCATTACTTCCGGCGATGTGTTCAGCACTTCGCAAGCTCTGGCGCAAAAGTACGAACAGCGGCAAGGTGACTGATGCAAATTAATTTCAACATTCGCGGCTTGGAAGCAGTCAAGGCGTTTATTCGTTCCATTCCGCGCGGTGCGGTACGCGTGGGCTTGAAAGCCTTTACCGAATATATCATCGGAAATTCACAGCACGGTTTGAGACATGAAGAACCCTATAAGTTTGTATCGCGTGCACAAGCCTACGGCAAAGTTTCGGATGCACCGGCGGGTTATTTTTCGTGGGCACAATTCCGCTATGTCGCCGCCAAGACGGATGGCTTTACCAATTTTCCCAGTTATCGTCCCGCGCAAAGCTCGAGCAGTTGGACAGCCAAAGAGTCTAATGGCGGCTATACCATGACCATCACCAACCCCGCGCCGTCTGCCTACTGGCAGCGTGACAACGAAGGACAGGCGCGGCAATTGGGGCTGGTAGGTTGGCGCAAGGTAATCGCGGTGGTCGCTGAC